TGTACTCCACTATTAAAAAATCCAATATGACTTCCATTAAGATTAAGTTGTTTGTATGCTGAAGCGCTTCTATCATAAGCAAGAACTGTACCTAGTGTTGAGTAGCCAAGTTCTAAACCTGCTCCTGCAGATGGTACTGTGTTACTAGTTATTTGTATTCTACCATTTGCAACCTCTAAACCTGCGGAAGGGGTCGCTGTCCCTATCCCCAATCTCTTATTGACATTGTCCCAGAAAAATTTTGAATTCTCCTCTATTAAATTAGAACCATCAGAGAAAGGGATACTGCCCGCCGTAAAAATGGTGGGGAAATTTTCAATTTCTTTTGTATCAACATATTCTTTATTAACAATATCTTTATTCGCCGCCGGTGTTTTAGAAACTTGCCCACTCTGTGTATCTAAATTCTTCTTGACAGTAACGTTATTATCAAAAATATCATTTAATCCGTCAGCTCTGCCACTCATAAATAATCAAACAATACCTATTATAAAAATATTCCTATTCTAGAATCTGAGTAAGAACAACTTGTTTTGGCTCATGGACTTCTGTTACTCCATACTCGCACGCTTCTATCTTATCACCATGGAATTTCTTTGTCTCTGTATTAGTAGATAAAGCCATCAATTCCTTCCATGTAGCACAACTTTTTGGGACTACAAAAAGAGCATAACTTAATGGGACTATATCAGCTGTAATTATACTTACTCCTGCTGGATTTCCTATTTCTCCGTTAAATGCTTTTTGGCCTGAGGTAGCTGCTTGAGCTCCTTTCTCATATATATAATGTAGTACATAAGGCTCTGCTTGTGGATTTATAACCATAACAAAATTACTTGCATTATCATAATAATTTTTAACTTGTGCTTTCATAAAAGCTAGGTCCTTAATTATAGCTGCGCTTGTTTCATCCCAATAACCACCATATAATGTTCCTGCTTGAATATCTGAATCAGTTGATAGTACGCTATAAATCTCACTATCTACTGCTTTTGCGACACCTTCTGCAATTCTTTTTATTGTTCTATTTCTAGTATCGATATTCCCTGCAATAATATCTTCATGGTCTATTTCTGCTCCTAAACCATATTTCTCAATTCTTGAAGAGACTTGTTCCCAACTTAAAACTGCATTTGGAAAATCTGCCCCTCTTGGAATTCCTTTGATTGCGTTTCCTTCTTGTCCTGTTGGTATGGTTGTACTCTCTCTAAAGAAGTAATTTTTCCATGATCCGGAGCTAGTTACAGAAACTAATTGTTTCATTTTATAAGCATAGATTGCTAATTGCTTAATCGCGTTGTCATAAGTGGTTGCCCTTATTGCTTCCTCTCCTGTTTCAGAAAATGCCATTACTCTTTCTTCTCCTTTTTAGGTTTAGTTTTAGTAGCTCTTGCTTGAGCCTCTGCTCTATCCTTAGCACTATCTTCTGGACTCATCAGACAAGAACCTCTACATTTATTGTTTCACCATCACTTGCTTCTTCTCTAGCTATTCCCATATGGACTGCTATGGACAATGTCATATCTGCATCGGTACATTCCATTACATAATTACCTGGAGCTGCTGTCTTTACATATGAATTAACTGTGATTGCTCCACTTGCTACTAATTCATACATGGCTCCCTTATCAGCTGTTACCGAAGTCTCTGTATTAAACGCTGAATCTGTAGACTCGTTTATGTCTGCGTGAGCAAAACCTACGAATGGGTCTCCTGTTCCTGTTGATGCTGAGGCTGTATGAGGATCTGCATTTTTCAAATAAGTACCCTTTGCAATCCCTGTAGAAGTAGCTGCAGTATACCTTCTAGAGACTAATACCTTATTATCCCTTAAAACTGCTTCTCTTGTCATAAAAACCTTAAGAATAACTTCTATTTAAATCTTTCTAGAACTTACCTTCTTTCCATAATTGATAAAGCTTCACTATTATCCCTAAAGAGCTAATCACTCCTAGATATAATAAAACTCCAAATATTGCTATCAGAGTATCTTCTATCATAATAACTCGTGAGTATATCCTGCAATTTCCCCCATTTTATCTTTCTTTATCCCTATTACATGGATTGCTACCCCCGGCAAAATACAATTTGAAACACCTCTTTCAAACTCTTCTGTTGTAAATGTCGGGGGTATTTTTACTGCTTCTTTTAAAATCTTGTTTGGTATTTTCCTACACCCAAATATTTTTCTCATTACTGAATGCCTTGAATATAAACCTAACCCCTTAAATCCATAACTTTCATTCTTATATATTCCAAAAAAACTGCAAACTTCAGCTAGTGCTTCTTTTGGAAAAACGTATTCAAATGCTCCTAGAACTGATTGTCTTAATGCTCCCTGTACTATTACTACCTCTTCCTTATTTGTTTTATTATTTATTTTTCTCAACTTCCAGTATGCCGCTTGTACGTGAGTTTTCCATAATTCGACTTGTTCAAATTTTCCTCTAGCATATAAATATAAATGCATCTTACTTTTTCTTTGATTCTTTTAATTCCTTTGTTATCTTCTTCCCGAACCTTTTGTTAAATGATTTTTTATATTTTTTGTTTAACTCTTGAAAATCTTTATTACTCCTAACTCTTTTTCCTACTTGGTAAGCATCTAGAAATCCCGCTTTATACATTTCCAATAAAGCTGTACCTTCCCTAACCAATTCTTTTTTCTTACCTAAAAGCATTTATTATTCCCTCCGATTCTTCTCTTATCTTCTTTTCTGATGGTGTCTCTTTTCCTTTTATATCTTGTCCGGCTTGACTATTTCCCCCAACCATCTGCTCAGCATTGAATTTTTCTTTACGGGCCTGGAGTGCTTCCTCTCTCTCCAATAGTTTTTCTTTTTTTTCATTGACCTTCTTTGCTTCCTCGATAACAGGATTGGTTGTAGGTTCAATAACCGGATCAGTAGTAGAATCAGTTTTTACATCATCCGGTGTTGTTTTTTTATCATCATCTTCTGCCATAAATAATCTAAAACTCTTTTCTTTTTAAAACGTTGTAAACATTTCTTAGTGACGAATTACTTTTTTAATTTTTGCTCTACTTTTTTAAGTATCGCTGTGTTCCTCTCTATCACTAAAGTCATATTTTTTTGAAATCTATATTTCTCGTATATCAAACTCAATGTCCACAATCCCAATACCCCATAATTCAACAAGTTTTCTTCTATCATACAGGATCTCCTGTCCCATCACCGAGTTTTTTAGAAGTTATTTTTACTTCTGACCTCTTCCCTGTATTTATTTTTCCATCTTTCCCTTCATCTTCTCCCAAATTCTCTTCTATCCTTGCTGGGAATTCATAATTAATTTCTATTCCTAGTTGCAATTTTAATTGCTCTTCCAAATATCTTTGTTCATCCTCTACAGTTTGCTGGAATGAAAGATAAACTATTTTTGCCGAAGCTTCCGTTATTCCTGTTGCTCTTCCTAATACTAATTCTGGAATCCCAATATCCATCACCGAGTCCTGCTGCCAGGTTTCCCTCCATTTTAAAGGATCTAATGTTGCAAATTGAGGAATGCTTAAGGCTTCTGCTTCGACTGCTCCCATAGGAATAAACATAGGTTCGCCGCCCTCTAGTGCTGCTTTTGCTTTTGCTTTAAACGCTGTTATTTTTGTTTCGTCGTCGGTGTTTAAGGAGAACTTCATTAAAGGCATAACATACCTGTGAAATACCGTAGACATATCATTGTCCAGTTGTTGTATTTTGTCTAACTTTTCTGCCATGGATTCATAAACACTTATTCCATGTCCTTCATCTCCTTCCCTATCATTTATCAAATGTAAAATTTCATTTGGATTAAATTCTTTTATTGCCTGCTTCCCCTCCACATCCATCAATTCATACCTTTTTAGCATTCCATCCCCTGCTGTTACTGATTTTATCCTTCCTGGATTTAATGGCTTTAAATTTAATAAAGTGCCGCTTCCTGGAGCATATCTGATTAATCCTAATGTAATCTTATTCGCTACATTCTGGATTTTCTCCGTCATAGTTGTTCCTCTTATTATTTGACAATAAGAATCTCCATTAATTTTTTTAATCCTGTCTTGGTTCTCAATTATTGAATCGAAAGAATCTTTTCCGAATCCTCTTATTCCTTCTAGAATCTTCCTTGTCTTTTCATCCGATTTATAGCCTTTTCCCACAGTCCACATAGCAAACTTATCTATCTTGGCCTTAGTCCCCCCCCTATTTGTTCTGTAGTATCCATTGTACTTTTCCCAATTAGGATTTATCCATTCATTTTCACCAACACCTGTTGGGCTATCTAATGCTTGACTTGGATCTGATAGAATACTTAATTCTTGAGTCATTTCTTGCGTTGTTGCTTTGTTAACATCTAATGCCATTGTTTTTTTATGTATTTGATTTATTTAAATTTATCATCTGAACTTTAATCTCAATCCTAAGACTTGTATATTAGCAGTATCGCTTTGAAACCACAATCCCATGTAGTCGTTTGCTTTTAGTGCTTTTGGGAAAAGTCCTGTTGGATTTCCCGCAGTTGATTTCATTAAGTCTAATTCTGTGATTGTGTCCAGGACTACATCTTGAGTCACATTTAAATCATTGTTTGTTTTTTGGTTTTCTAATTCACCCTTTCCGGCTGCTTCAAATTCAATATCCCATTGGATTGTTTCTGTTGCATCTGGCAAAATTACAATAGCTGCTTCTAACAGTGTTTTAAATTCTTTTGGTAATTTTACTAAAAAATAGCAATCGTCCGCCGCTGTTAAAATAGTCATAGGCCAAGATGAGGTCCCCCCCCAATCGTTAGGCGCTGGATTAACTGATGTCACAAAAACTTCTTGCTCTGCTCTTTTGGTAATTACTGTCTTCTTGGACTTGTTTAATATCTTATTCCTTATTCCTATATTTAATCCCATTATACTCCCATAAAGTCTTGAACATCTGGCTCGTTCAATAACTCCTCTATCTGTTCCATCCTAAACGCGTGTACATTAATCATGTCTTCGGCTTCTGCTCTATCTGTATATCCTGCTGTATTGTAAAGAATCATTTGCATCCCTGCCATTCTAGCTGCCCACTCTGTAAACATTTTTTTGTATATTTCGTTTATTATCGCCCAATTAGTTAGAATATCATATTTCACTAAGTTACTTAAAAATGCTGCTGCATAATCGTGTAAAAATTGGGCGTTTGCTGTTACGTTTCCGGTTGCGTCCACATTTTCCCCGGACATAAAAGTAATTTCTGCTTCTGTCACTATTGTAAATGCCATAGTCTACTCAGTATATCCAAATATTTAAACTTTTGTCTCTTGAACACCAGGTTCCTCTTGCTATCCCGTCCGCAATATGCTTATTTGTTCCATGGATAATAGGGTTATCTTTTCCTCTGAGGTATTCATATTGAATAGATTTTAATGATGCGAATATATCATCTCCCTTCAATAAATGAACTCTCCCCTGTTCCATTAATACTTTTAGATTTTGGAATAGATCCCATGGCGTAACTTTTTCTTTTTTCTTCTCTTCTGCGTCTAATGGCCTTGCCCAATGCCCAATAGCTATTGTTTTTCTTTTTGTTCTATCGTCAGTTATTAAAGTATCGAAAACCCCTGTTCCTACACCATAAGCATCAATGAATATCTGTTTTAAACCATATTTTTCTTCTAATTCAAATATTCTTTTTGTCGTTGCTGTTGTTAATGTTTGTTTTGTTACTATATGTTTTACATGATCAATGTTTTTTCTATTCGTTGCATCAAAAACCTCAAATGTCGTTTCATCATTTCCCAATCTTGCAATATCCACCCCTAGAAAATAATCCCTACCTATTCTTATCACTTCTTTTTCATACAATTCCTGGGCTTTGATTATTAGTTCATCTGAAAAAAACTGTTTAAGGTTCTCGCTTGCCATCGCTAGGTACTCTTGTGCAAATTCTAAAACCGTCATGTCTTCCTTTTCTTCTTTTAGAAATATGAGTGCTTCTCTTAGTTGTTCTTTTGTCCAACTCTCACTTATCTTTCTTTCATTAAAAACATCCGGGGTGGTTTTCTCCCAAACTTTATATCTACCCTTTCCTGCTTTACATTTCATATAGTTTTTATAAAAATATTGATCTTGCCCAAAAAAAGTTCCCCACATCCAAATTTTTCCCCCTGTTGTTGCTAAAATTGGTTTTGCTGATGCCCAAAACAGCTTAGGCATTTTTGGAGCTTCATCTACCATTAAAATCTGCCCTTCGAATCCTCTCACTGCATCCCCTGTTGATCCTACAGGCCTTGCTAATAATATTCTTCTATTTTTACCTACTTTTAAAATCAATCTTCTCAATGTCGGCTTATCTTTTCCTTTCCCTACCAACTGAGGGTATTTTTCTTGTGCATAATTTGTTGCAAATGCGATTATTAACTCTGCTTGGTCTTCTGTTAATGACACGCATACTACTTGGGATTTCGGATGGTGGTTTTCATGAGTTCTCATATACTCGACTGCTTTTTTCCCCATTATATGAGTTGCTCCAATTCTTCGCCCCTTAGCCAGAAGGATATTGCCTTCATACTCCATAATCTCTTCCTGCCATGGATCTAAAAGCATCTCTACCATTCCGGCTCCCTTAATTCGTCTATTGTGATTGTCGTTGATTCTGCTAGTTCACTTTGTTCTTTTCGTGCATATATTTCATAAATCATTTTATCATCCAAATCCAGAGCCTTAAATACCGAATCAATTAAGAATTTCAACCTATTATCTATATCTGCTTTTCTAGGTTCTCCATTTTTATAATTCCAATCTTCGACAAATATTATCCCAACTGTCAGTTTTTTATCCACCAACTCCATTCTATCTATTAATTGCGATAAAACATCTTTTATTATCCTAGTTCTCAAATTCAGAGCTTCCCTCTTCAAAAACTTCCCTGCCCTAGTTACTCGGTACATCGAATTGACAGAAAAATTAGTCCTATATGGTAAATTAATTTCCATAAGAATCTCCTGGATACATCGTTACATTATCTTCAATTTTTTTCGCGCCAATTTTTTGGGCTTCCTCTAACTCCTCGATGCGTGCGTAGGCTTCTTGTAGCTTCTCTGCTAGCTGTTCTACCTTTGCGCTTCTAGTATTGCTAGGCCAGCCTATGCCTTCTCTCTCTGCTGCCTTAAACGCCAGGCCAAACTCTAGGGCTTCACTAAAGGCCAGGCCTAGCCTTATGGCTTCCATCTTGGCCTCATACTTAATGCTGCAATTTACTTTTACTTTTGTCATGTTATTAGTCGTGCGTACGTACGCATGGTTTTATTTGTCGCTTATTAGCCCAAACTCTAATTTCATTGAACCTTGGCTCTCCAAGTGCCTTTTGGTAATCATACTCTACCCAACTCTTACTATAATGTGGTTTGTTTTTCTCGAACTTTTTTAGTCTTTCTATTAATGTTTTTTTCTTTCTCATCTTTCAATCTCTTAATAATCTTATCCGTCATTGGTTTTTCTTTAATAAATGTTTTTGGTTTCTTCTGAAAGTAGCCCATAGTAAATGAAGCCAGGCCTACTATTTAAGCAGGCGTTAACATTAGCCAGGGACAAAAAGGCCTGGCCTATTTGCTAAAATAATTAATAAAATTATCTGCGGAAGGCCTATGTACTACTTACTTAAGTGACTTAGTAATCGCTGACTTGATTGATTATCATTGATCTACTTATTACTACTTGTTTACTTATTACTCTTTGTTTGTTTATTACTACTTTGTTTACTTACTCTTTGTTTGTTTATTACTACTTGTTTACTTACTCTTTGTTTATTTGTTTTGTTTCTTTTACTTGTTTTACTTTTGATTCCTTAACTCTTGCATTATTGATTAACACTTTAATATGACTCATCATTACTAACCTTGGAGTTACTCCGTCATTACTTCACCACCGAGTAAGCCCGGCGAGGCCAGGCCCGCTGGCCCGGCGAGGCCGAGCCCGCAGGCGAGGCCATTAGTTTTTGGGGCGTAGGGGTTGGGCGTAGGCCGAGCCCGCAGGCGAGGCCATTAGCTGTGGGGTATAGGGGTTGGGTATTTGTGGGGGCTTGGTTACATATCGAGTTAGCCTAGGTGAAGGCCTCGGCCTTCACCCTAGGCCTAGGATGCCGAAGGCTTGCCCGTGGCCGGCGCCTTCGGCGCCGGCTTAAGCCTGCCAGGCTTTACCGCCTGGCCCCGGGCCGGCCTCAGCCGGCCAAGCCCCCCCGCAGGGGGCGAAGGCCTAAAGGCCGGGGCGACAGCCAGCAGGCTAGCGAAGCGATGGCCTGCGTCCGGCTTTTACGCCTTCGAGTAAGCCCGCCCGGCAAAGCCTGGCTGCGGGCTTGTATTGGGCCGGCCGGGAGGCCGGCCTTAAAGGCCTGGCCTAAGGCCTAGGCCTAGGCCTAGGCCTAGGCCTAGGCCT